CCTGCAATGGTACAAAACGTTTCTACGTTTGCCCATCATTACAAACAAGATGAACTAAAAAGAGCAGAAGCTGTGGTTGCATGTATTGTATTAGAAGCTGGTGGAGAAGGTAAAACCGGTATGGAAGCGGTTAACGAGGTTATACACAATAGAGCTACTCATCAACATAAATCCCTTTATGCAATAGTAACAGCTCATAAACAATTCTCTTGTTTTAATAATGGTGTAGATGCTGCAATAGCAAAAGCCAAAAAACATCCAAAATGGAAAGAAGCTATACAAATATTACAAGTACCATTAACTAATCACACTCAAGGTGCAGTGTATTATCACACTATACATGTACGCCCTTATTGGGTTGATGATTTAATTGATAAAGGATATGAAACGGTGAAAATAAATCACCATGTCTTTTATCATATTTAACCGCCAGTACTATCAATAATCTGACTAATACGGTCAGCTACTTCATCTGCATTGGCAGCAGTAACTTCTGTTTCAAATATGGATTTATCTGCTGCACTAATTGCATCAGGTCCTACAGATAGAGCTTTTAAAGCTAAAGATACTAAAAACTTTTTACCTTCAGGGGATAATGGCTTTGGTTCTTCTGGAGCTGGAGCAGGTGCAGGAGCTGGGGCCGGAGCTGGTGGTGGTGGCATTGTGCCGCCTCCGTCTTGAGGAATAGCTGCAGGTGCAGCATCATCTTCCATTAAAATCCTAGAATATGCTTTATTTAAAACTTGATTAAATTTACTCATGTGGTTGGAGGTTGATTACCCTGTTGTACAGGTGCAGGTGCTGGGCCTTGGCCGTTAACAAAAGCCTGCAATTGTTTAATTCTTTCTTGATTTACGTTAGACGTAGATTGTAAAGCTTGTAGTTCTGCTTGAGCTGCTTTCTTAGCTGCATCTGCTGCTTGGGCTTGAGCAGCTTGTTGTTGTTTTACAGCTGGATTAGCTGGGGCAGCAGTCTGAGTACCAGCTGCAGGCTGTACAGGTAATGTACCGGGAGCGGCACCATCTTCCGTAGCTAAGCTAGCTTTATTAGTGTATTCACTTAAAAGCTTCAAAAACTTGCTTTTCTTTTTTACTTTTTCGATGATGTGATCCATTTAGTTATATTTACTTGCTTACAACAAAAATAAAGAACTATAGTTGATTTTTTATGGCATTATCGTAATATAATACCGAAGAAGGGAAAAGACAAATCCTACACATATCCCTACGTTATATGTGTTAAATAATGCTCGCGTGTTGCTTAATTGTATACTTTTTAATAGGCTCACTGCGTTCGCCTTGATCTTATTATATAATTATATATCTCCGGGATTTCCTCGCTAATTCTTGCAGGATCAAGTTTGTTTTTTTCAAGGAATAAAGTGACTTTTCTGTAGGAAAACTGCCCATGATCAAAATTGAATCTAAAGTTCTTTAGGCCTGTTAGTAGTTCTATTGAATCTCCGGATTTGCTGTTAATACAATCAAAATCTATACTATTAGTGTATACCATTAAGTTAAATGGTTTTGAAATTGTTAAAAAGCACTTCTTTATACTTTCGTAGGTACTTAAACGTTGATTAATATAAAAGATTACGTTTTTTGGGTTTGCAAAAGAGTTATGAGCCTTTAATGTATGTTTAAGTATAAAATACTGTAATATTCTTTTTCTATCTCTTTCCGGTATATCTTCTTCAAACGTACCGTAATCTATTCTTATTTTATTTAAAAATGAGGTCTGTATATCATCAGCTAGACTTTCAAAGTCTATCACTATTAGATTTAGTGCTGTCTGATGATGTTTCATTTAAACCCTCTATATTACTCTCTTTTTTCTCTAGTGCAAGTTTTTTTAATAAAGCATCCGGTGCTCTACCTATACGGCAATTTATAATGCCATTGTAATAATTGTTTTCTAGTAAAACATTAGCATCAAACTGCATTTTAGCTTCATAATAAGCTAGTTCAAACTTACTATCACATAGTTTAACAATTTCAAATGTAAAATTCTCTTTTCCGTATTTTATTATGTCTTCGTTTAATTCATTAGAAGAGGATGTATAAGTTTTCCAATCTGTTTCTATGTCAAAATGACGTTTATTCTTTTTGCCCTTTAGAGGTTTAAGCTTTTTAACAGACTTCATTTGTTTTTTACCTATATACACCTTTCCGTTCTTGATATTGGTAATAACATAAATAAACCCGTACGGAAGGCTATTTGTGTCGATAGTAAGCTTTGTAATCCAATGACCTAAGTCCATTATTGTTAATTATTACAAACTTGGAGGTGTTCTACGGATTACCTTGAAAGGAGTCTTAAAACCAGGAAGCTTTTTAGGAGCTTTAAATTTGTTTTTCTTTTTTGGTTTTTCAACCTTTGTACCAAACAAATTACGTGCATCATTAGGTTCTCCGTATACTGAAGGACCGGATTGCCCTATATTACCAGTTGGATTAGGGTTTGCCATGCCTACTGAAGCGTCAGTCATTCCGGCTCCCATATCTTCCATTAATTTATTGTATTTTTTGTTAAAATTTTTCACTGGACTTATCTATAGATTAATATATACTTATGCCGTCAAACTATGGACCTACCAGATTTAGATACTCTATTTACAAATTATCAAACGGAAATAATTCAAGACATTAAAGTGGATGAATTGTCTCTTAAAGAGAAAGCTATGCTTGTTCCTACTATTAAGCATAAATGGGTAGCACGTATGATGCAGCATAAGAATCAATTACGCACCCTAAACAATAAAAAGAAAGAACTTGTTAAAGCTACTTCTAATGCTAGTCCGGTTAATTTGAGTAAAGCTGCTTTAGAGCAATTAACTCAAAACAACCCTAATGTTGCAAAACTTAACGAATATATAGATAAACTTGAAGGTATTATAGAATATCTAGAAAAAGTAGAAAAGCTAACAAGCTCTCTTACTTTTGATTGTAAAAATGTAATAGATTTACAAAGATTAGAAACAACTTAATGGTAGTTAACTTTCAATACGACCCTAAGCGTAAGGAAGTTAAAATCGTTTCTGATTATCTTCCTGCAATAAAAGAGCACTTTAGTGTTAAGAACGTTGCTGCCCGTTTCAATCGTTACCAAAGATTTTTACCACAACGAGTATATGCAATAACAGGCGCTGGGTACTGTGGTATTGGTTTAGTGTCGGAGATTATAAGTTTCTTAAAATCTCAAACCATACCGTTTGATATACAAGTTAACGAAGAATATAAAGATGCAATTAAACGTACTCACATCTTAACTCCTGGTACACAAAAGTCGTTAGAAAGCGAATTTAAACTTAGAGATTATCAGGAAACAGCTGTAGGTAAAGCATTAGAGCACGGTCACGGTATAGTTGAGCTAGCTACAGGTGGTGGTAAAACCTTAATTATTGCAAATCTAGTATATGCTGCTTTGCATGAAATCAAACTCACAGAAAAAATACTAATAATTGTACCAGATTTAGGTTTGGTGGCTCAAACGTATAAAGATTTTGAATCCTATAAATTTCCTATAGAAATAGTAAGCAAGTGGACAGGTACAACAGAATTAGACCCTAATGCTCGGGTTATTATTGCTAATATGGGTATATTACAAAGTAAATCTTCAGATTTATCTTGGTTTAATAAAGTAGGGTTACTAATTGTAGACGAGTGTCATAAATTACGTAGAGGTAACAAAGTATGTAAACTTATTGATAAAATACCCACACTGAGGAGGGTAGGGTTTACCGGTACATTACCAGAAAGTGAAATAGATAAATGGAACATTAACAACATTATAGGGCCAGTTATCTTTAAGAAAACCACTACAGAGTTACGTGAAGCTGCGGGTGGAGAATATATAGCTAACGCACAATGTATAGCTATACATATAGAATACAGTCGTAAGCCTGATTACACTGCAGTATCTGCCTCTCAACGCTATTTAACTGAGTTAGAATTTATACATAACAGTAATTATAGAAATACTGTTCTTAGCAAAATGGTAGCTAACTTAGCAAATAACTGTCTTATACTTGTAGATCATATTGCACATGGTGAAAAGATGTTTAGGGATTTTAATGCAAATATAAAAAACAAACAAATATTTTTTATACAGGGTAGTGTAGAGTTAGAGGATAGGCGTTATGTGCAAGATCTCATGGAAAAAGATAACAATATTGTTTGTATTGCTATAAGTAAGATATTCTCAACGGGTATATCTATTAAAAATATACATTACATTATATTTGCAGCCGGTGGCAAATCAAAGATTAAGACTTTACAATCTATTGGTCGTGGGCTGAGAGTACATGAGAATAAAGATATACTAACAATTATAGATATTGTAGACAAACTAGTTTATGGCGGAAAACACTACGTTAAACGAAAAGAATTTTATGACCTTGAAAACATCAAAATATGTGAAAAAAACCTCACCGAGCCAACCTGGTGAACCTAAACCTGTAAAGCCTTTAAGTCCAACTGCTAAGGCTAAAAAGGAATATTACGTAAGCCCAGCTGATTTTACGGCTGAGTTACGCAAATACTATGAAACTGATGTTATTACTAATGAGTTGGCACTTATGATAAAAAATATTGCTTACGGGCTTGCACATGCTTCAAATTTCATTAACTATACATTCAAAGAAGACGCTATTGGAGATTCTTTAATTAATATGTTTAATGCATTAAAACAAAAGAAGTATAATTTTGATAAAGGAAGTAATCCGTTTTCTTATTTTAACTCTATATCATTTAACTGTTGGAGAAGTCGCATTAAAAAGGAAAAACGTATGAGAGATACGCTTGCAGCGTATCAAGAAGAAGTTTATAGTGTAATTGGACCACAGGTAGGTGTAGATGACCCTGTTAATCCAAATAAACGTAATAATGAAAATTCATAATTCTAAAGTAGGTATTTTTTCTGACCCGC